TGACAACTTCAAACAACACAACTGCAAACAAAATGAGCGAAAACACTTTGGCAAACCTTATTGCATTCGGCATCATGGCCGTAATTGTAGTAGTAGGCGTAATTTACGGCATTCAGTTGGATGCAATCGGATACTAATCATGAAAAAAGCATTGAAAGCGATTGGACTATTTATTTACTATATAATCGCATTACTACCTATATTTTTCCTAGGCTACATGCTCGGACTAAAATTACTTTAATCAACACAAACAACACTAAACACACACACAAAATGGATACTTTACTAGGTAACGGCAACAGCAAACTACAGAAAACAGCTAAAGAGTTCGGCGTTAAAATTTTTAACTTTTCGATCCCTGCGGGTAATGATAAAAAAAGCGGAAAAATAACCTGTCCTTTTGCTGGAAGCTGTTTAAAGCTTTGCTATGCAAAAAGGGGAATGTATCGCTTTGGTAATGTAGAACGCGCGCTTACTCGACGTTACGAGGCTAGTAAAGAAGAAAATTTTGTTGAGTTGATCACGAACGAACTAGCAAAGGTTAAAAAAGGAAAACAGGTTTACGTTCGCATTCATGATTCAGGGGATTTTTACTCGCCTGCATACTTCGCAAAGTGGCTAGAAATCGCCCGACTAAATCCAACCGTACGTTTTTACGCGTATACCAAAAGCCATTCATTTATCCGTGGTATTGATTTGCCCGAAAATGTAGACTTAATTTTTTCACTTGGTAGTAAAAATGACGAACTCATAGACGTAGAAAACGAAAGGCATTCCAAAATTTTCTATTCAGTGGACGAAATGCAGTCAAGCGGATATTCGGACGCGTCTTACCTTGACATTTTAGCGACGAAGTGGCATACACCAAACCACAAAATAGGCCTAATCATCCACTAATAAAAAACACTAACAAAATGATTACTATTTTCACAATACCAAATTTTAAAGGTACAAAAATCCAAACCTTGAAAGCTTTAATTTTATGCGCTTTAATTGATTCCCTGTATTTAATACCTTTATTATTTTAATAACTTAAAACACTAACAAAATGAAAACTAGATTTAGAAAATTAGAAACTATTTCGGGCCGTATAATTTTAGTACGGCCTAATTTTAGCAAAAAGGTATTTACTATTAAAACAGACGCGGCCATATATAGGACGTATAAATTATCAGGCCATGAATTCGACGAAAATTTATTTAATACAGGCAACGATTGGCAAAATTTTCTAGGAAGTACTCAAAATTATTTTCCAATTAAATAAAAAAATACAAAAATGGGACGATTTATTACGGCACGATTCAAAAGCGCATGCGCTGAAACGGGCAAAATTATTAAGAAAGGCGAATATATATATTTCGACGGCAAAGCATACGGCGAAAATTCAACCGTTTACAAAGATAGAAAACAAGCGGGCCAAACCTTTGCCCATATTATGGCAAATGAGAACGCGTATTTTGATAACTTTTGCACAAAAAACAATATTTAAAACATGGAAGATTTATTTGAGTATCCCGAATTATGGCCCGCTAATTTGCGGGCTATTTTGGCGCTGTATATGGCCAAAGATCAAAACTACACTAATTTAATACGCCTTGAAAACGACTTATTTAAAATCGGTTATTCGATCAAATACGGCCTAGACTGCATTGCATACAACCTACAAAAAATAACGGCGTAAAATTAGGCGTTTTAAGACCTTTAAAATTTCTCGCATACATTACCTATAGTAAAAAAAGATCGACGCGCTACGGGCTTAAAAATAGCCTGATAAACCAAGCGCACGAACGTAGTATAAAACAAACGTAGTGGACGAAATCCAAACCAGTGGACGAAATCCGTAGTGGAAAACAGCGGGCTAAATCCGTAGTAAAAAACAAAACGAATAAACCAAATTATAACCAGTTCGAACCAGTTACAAAATTTAAAACCGAGTAAAGCGCCGCAAAAATTAGCGCGCCTAATTGCTAGACGAAAACAGAACCAAAGTAAAAGCCCAAACAAGTAGACGAAAACAAAATGAGTAGTGGAAAACAGAACCCGCGCGGCGATCTAGTGGAAAACAAAACCAGTAGTGGAAAACAAAATAATAAGAGATATAGCCAGAGCTATAGCCAGAGATACAGCAGTAGTGGAAAACAAAACCAGTAGTGGAAAACAAAATTTCCCAGGCGCTAGTGGAAAATAAAACCGCTAGTGGAAATTAAAACCACTTAAACAAAAAAATTACCGCTAGTGGAAAACAAAAATAAATTTTACAATTCACTAGCAATTAATATACAGAAGTTTGTACATTTACATCACACTAAAACACACACAAAAAATGTTAACAGATTATCACTTTATTCTTGAAAAGCCAGGCTTTAGCCTTGAGCTTGAATCCTTCGAAAACGAAGGAATTGTCTTAGACCTTTACTTCGGTAATGGAAAATCTTTAAACTTAGAGCTTTACGACGCTTTAAATAATCGGTTTACCGATCATTATCGAGTTCTTTGCTCAATCCTTGAACCATTTATTGTTGAACAACTAGAAAAAGAAATCAGATTATGCTTTACGAAATGATGACAGCCACAGAATACGGAGTATTGCGTGGCTTTAGCGAAAAATCAACCAGAGTTCACCAAATTATTCGCTCTGGAGTAAATCCACCTGAGTGGGTTCATCCTCCTAGAAAGCTAGGAAATCAATGGGTAGTATTTGTATCAACTGAATGGATCAAAAATGGTAGAGGAAATAATTGACCAATGGATTCTTGAAAACTACGGTAAATTACCAGATAGTGAAAAATTCGAGATAATGAAAACATTTGAATTGTACTGGGATGAATTCAACTTTCCATACGCTGAGATTAAGACGCTAAAACAATACCCACCCCCCCCCTTTTTTTCTAAGTAAAACACTTTAAAAAAAACACTAGACACAATGAAAGAACTAATTTTAATTCAATCGGAGCTTAAAGCTCCAAAGAACCAGTTTAACGCGTTCGGAAAGTACAAATACCGTTCTGTAGAGGATATCCTAGAAGCGCTTAAGCCATTACTTCTAAAGTACGAATGTACTTTGACTATTGAGGACGAAGTAAAAGAGGTTGGCGGTCTTGTGTTTATCGAAGCTACTGCTTCTATACAGGTAGATAAAATAGAAAGAATGGAAGGTAGAGCAGTAACGGCGCAAGCTGGAATTGACATCAACCGCAAGGGTATGGATTTGGCGCAGTCGTTCGGAAGCTCATCTAGTTACGCTAGAAAGTACGCGCTTAACGGTCTTTTTCTCATCGACGATACAAAAGACCCCGATTCAACCAACGATCATGGTGGTAAAAAAGAGGAGTTAACTCCATCTCATGTGAAGTGGCAAGGAGCAAAGGATTCTTTAGCCAATGGTAAAGTAACCTTAGAGCAAATTAAGTCGGTTTATATTCTTACAGCACAAAACGAAAAACTATTATTAGCATGAACTTTAAATGCAGAGCAAGTGCCCTTGGTCAGTTGATGACCAACGCACGGAGTAAAACAGAATCTTTGTCTCAGACAACAAAAAGCTACCTAGAGGATTGGTACAAGGAGCAGATTTACGGAGTAAAGAAGCAGATTAAGAGCAAGTACATCCAGAAGGGCTTGGCACTAGAAGATACGGCTATCGAGTTTTACTCGGTAGCTATGAACAAGGACTTTATGATTAAGAACCTAGACCACTTTGAAGATGATTTCTTCACAGGTACTCCCGATTGTTTTCACGAGGGTATAGTTTATGATTTTAAAACCTCGTGGGACTGCTTTACTTTCCCTCTGTTTGACGATCAGCCTGACATGGGGTACTACTATCAGTTACAGGTTTACATGCACCTGACGGGCTTAAAAAAGGCTAAGTTGGTTTACACCCTTCAAGACACCCCAGAGTTCTTGACTTATGAAGAACCAGTAAGCTACTCTCATGTAGAAGATAAGTACCGTATCAAGGAGTTTGATATCGAGTATGACCCCCAGGTAATTGAGATGGCCAAGGCTAAGGTATTGGAATGTAGAGAATATTTAAACGGAATGGCGGTATGACATCACTAACTCAAGAACAGAAAGAGGAGATAGTTAGGCTATATAAACTTAAAGTAATGAATAAGAATATAGCTACTATTATGAATATTAGTAAGCATCTAGTAAATAATTATATATACAAGGAGTATCTGTTGACCAATGAGAGAGCAAAGAACACTTGCTCTCACATGAAGTCTGCGGATCAGGTTCTTGAATTATATAAGAAGGGTCTACCATACAAAGAAATTATGTATATGACTGGTGTAAAATACCATCATCTATGTGAAATTCTAAAACTCACAGACCATAGGCGAGTTCATGGTTTATCTATAAAAATAGTTAGACAAATAGATAATATGGTAGCGGAAAACAGAAGGACTTGCGACATAGCAAAAGAGCTGAATTTAGACTACAACAGAGTCTCACATTGGGTGCGAAAAGCCAAGAAGGAGGGTGTACACTAGTTTACACTAAGTGTACACCTAAGTGTAAACCAAAATCGGCCTCCATTGGCTCCAATCGCAATAAGTGAACACTTTGAACACTTTTTGGCAAAATTGAAAAAAAATAAATTTTGACCTAGTCAAAAAAAATATATTCTAAAAAAAAGTGTAAACTTGTAAACCTATGGCAAAAAACGGCCTAAAATCTGCGAATCTAGAGAGTATAGGCGGTTTTGGGGGGTTTACACTAGGTGTAAACTAAGTGTAAACTTGTGTACACTTTTTTGCCCAAAAATGCCATTTTTCTATAAACCTTTGTAAAACACGAAAATGAATGTAACGCTAGGAAGAGCAATCAATTTACTGAACTCAGGGTTCAGCGTAATGCCCATATCGGAGGGTAAAAAGCCTCTGATTTTATGGAAGGAGTACCAGACAAAAAAGATAGAAAAGTCAGAATTAGAGAAGCTAGAGGCCAAGACAAAAGGGTACGGTATTATAACAGGTTATTATAATGTTGAGTGTATAGATGTAGACTTAAAGGTATTTCCGACTATACAAGATGGAAAGAAGTTTTGGAGTGAGTTTGTTAGCTTTATATCTGATCATATTGATGACTTTAATAGAAAGTTTGTTATATATAAGACTATAAACTCAGGTTATCATATTATATATAGATGCTCTAAAGTTGAAGGCAACAGAAAGCTTGCAACTCTCAAGGGACATTCTCAAGCCTTAATTGAAACTAGGGGTACGGGTGGGTATATCTATATCTATGACAACCAAGTATCGGAGATGTCTTATGAGCAAATACAGGAGATTACAGAAGAGGAGAGAGACATTCTGTTCAGCCTATGTCGGTATTTCCACTACGATGAAGCCAAGGTGGAAGTCAAGGTGGAAAATACTGAGTATAGCGGATTGACTCCTTGGGAGGATTACAATCAGAGAAACAGA